TTATTTATCTTCATCCGCTTTGTCTTTCAGCTTTTTCAAGCTGCTGATCAAAAACTTCGGCACCGGAGCGCCAAGGCGCGCAGCGTTCTCAATAATGCTCCCCAGCTCCGTAACGATGTACCATATTGCCACCAACGGCAAAAAGGCCGTTTTATATGTAAACGGCAGCTCAAACCCCAATCCGCCATAATTGATAATCGCCGACAGCGCCACGTCCAGCAGCAGTGCGACCAGCATGGCCACGATGCTGCCTAGCTTGTGCCACAGGCCGGCACGCGCTACAGCGCTGTCCCACGATCCGGTCGACAGCGCCGCCCACGATCCCGTTGCATAGTCCAGGATCATCGCGGCCAGCCACACGATCACAAGCCAGCCCGTCCATCCCCAAAAGGCTGTCATCGCTGCAAAAATTGCCGTGATAGCCGCCTTCAATTCCATCGCTTTACTCGGTGCATTCATATGTATTCCTCCGTTTTTATTTATCCATGTTCGCCGCAATCACCAGCGTGCGCAGCATGTCCATGGACAAGTCCAGCTTGCCATCGCCTACGCCCGCAAGCACACCGTCATCGACAAGCTTTTGCACAGTGTCCTGCGCCCACGCGGGCACGTCCATCACTTTGCCATCTACGATACGGCCATAGCGCGTATCGCGCATATGCCACATGATATACAGCATCCGCAGCATATCATCGGAAAGACCAAGGTTTCCACCGCCGGTGCCGGAGATCAGACCTGCATCCATCATCTCCTTTACTGTGCCACGCGCCCAGCCGGGCACGTCGTCAATGCTGTCGTATCTTACCATGTCGTCCTCCTCGTCTGTATTTCCCGCGGCCATCTTGGCCGCGACGTCGCGCCGAAACCCGTCCATCGTGTAGCCCATATCATATGTGCGCCACAGCAGCTCCGGGTCTGCGTGGTTGCTCGCCACGCCGCGTCGGTGTCCCTCGGCGTGGCCGATGATGACGCCGTCGGCCAGCGGATCAAGGCCGTACTGCTTGCACAGCGCGGCGAACAGCTCCACAGCCGTGTGGTATGTGCCCGCGATCTGCTCTGCTGCCTCCGCGTAAGTCATGCCCGCGCTCGGCTCGGTCATCTCCACACCGATGTGCGTGCTGTTTGCGCTGCCGCCGCAGTGCCATGCAATCGTCTCCCACGGCATCGTCTGATACACCGCGCCGTCTGCCTGTACAAACGCATGCACGCAGACGGACGCACCGCCCGGCTGATACTGGTTAAAGCTGCGCGCAAATACCGCCGCTGACGGCTGCGCGCATCCCACGCTGTGCAGCATGATGCCCTGCGGGTACAGCGCCGCGCCGATCTGATAGCACTTGTTCGCTGTCACGATGGCCTCCACGATGTTGATACTCATGTCGTCACCTCCGTCACAGCGCGCGGATGCGGTCTGCAAAGTCGCAGGCGAAGATCTCGCCTGCCTGACCGCTTTTTGCGCGGATCGCATCGGCGACGCCCTTAAAAAGCTCGCCAAGGTTGTCAACGTACTGCACCGACGGTGTGTCCGAAAATGCAGTTATGTGCTTGTCCAGCCACTCCTTGCTCGGCTCCAGTCCCACGCCAAACGCCGCTGTAAGATCAACCAGCAAGCACGATGTAAACCAGATCGTAATGTTCGACCCGCCATCATTATTGTAATCAAACCGGCACGGATAGCTGCCATCCGAAAAACTGGTACGATCAAACACAGCCGACACGCGCTGCCACGTGTTTGCCGCTGCGTTAACACGCAGCCCGGCAGCTGCTGCCGGTTCCGCAACCGGCCAGTACCAATCGAACGTGCAGTTCGCCGCCGATTCGTACATCACCTTGAACGTGATGTAATACTTGTGTGATGCAACAAGGCCGTGCGCCGCCGACGTCAGTGTCACCTCGCCCGCGCCGGATGGGATGATCTTAATGCTCGACCCTGCGCCATCGCCTGGGGTCAGGGGTGACAACTGCCACGTGCAGTTTCCGCGCGTGGCCGGAAACCAGCCCTTGCCGTTGTTTGCCACGATATTAGTCATAGATACAGTGGTAGCCATGATACGCCCCCTTAGTACGCGCTGTTGATTGCCGCTACGATTGCAGTATCAACGTAAGATTTGATTGCGTTGGCAATCCCAAGATCGGCAAACAGCTCGGACGGGGTACGATAATACACCCAGCCGCTGTCGTCCAGCACGGCAATCTTGCCCGGTGTACGCCCCAGATCGCTAGCGGCATTGGACTGTAGCCATGTACCGCAAAAATACTTTCCGTAGACGTTGCCGGTAAACGTGCCGCCAGACTTGTCCATTTTGGCGTCCAGTGCAATCTTGTCCGCCTTTGCATCCAACGCGGTCTTGTCGGCCTTGGCGTCAATCGCTGCCTTGACAGCTTTATTCTGCACCGGGTTCGTGCTGGTGCTGGATAGCGCTGCGTCCACAGTGATATTGCTGCCAGCAGCCACCTTGTCATCGACGTACTGCTTGATTACCTTGTTCTGCACAGGGTTGACCGATAACCCGGACATAGTGCTATCAATGGTGATCTTATTTGCGCCTGCCGCGATTCCGTCCAATTTTTTCTTATCGGCAGCGGACATCAAGCCGTTCGCGCTTTCCGTTGCCACCGCGGTACCAGCTTTCTTGGTCAGCGCAGACGTGATGACTTTGTTTTGGACGGGGTTGGTAGACGTAGCAGACAGTGCATTATCCACGTCCACCCCGCCGCTCGCAGCAACTTCGGCGATTTTTGCCTTGACGTAGGCTACGTTTGTTGCATAGTCCGTCTGTGCATCTGTCGGAGTTTCAAGGCCCGCTACGTACACAGGGACGTTTTCCGGACCGGCATCAAGCGTAAGCGTGTAGTCATTGCTTTTTTCGCTTGGCATGATGTTTATGGTTTGAGATCCGTCTGCCCCGCGCGGAAGCATCGCTACGTTTCCTTCCGTCCACACGTTTTTTTGGTTGACCGCCCCGATGTTTGCACAGGCCACTAATTTTTGATCGGATGTCAATCCCTGCTCCGCGTCGTGTCTAACCGCCCGGTCATCGACGTACTTCCTAGTCGTCGCGTCGTCATCCTCGGTTGGGTCGGCCACTTTCAGACGGGCAATCGGCGCTACACCAGTCATGGGGTCTGAGCCGTGCGAAATGCGTCCAGCGTCAGAAGCCGCTTTTTCAAAATGGATGCCTGTGTCCGCGCTCGTCCTGCCAACAGATACAGACCCCTCGGCGCTGACTGTCTGCCCAACTTTCAAAGAAGCCGAAATTTCGCCGCCAAGTGTTGACAGCTTGCTGTCCAGCGCGGCCTTAACGGCCTTATTCTGCACAGGGTTTTCCGATGCTGCATCCAGTGCTGCGTCCACGGTGATCTTGTTTGCACCCGCCTCCACGCCGTCGAGCTTAGTCTTATCCGCTGCCGACATCAGACCGTTGGCTGATGCGGTCGCCACAGCCGTTCCCGCTTTACCGTCAAGTGCCGCCTTGACGGCCTTATTCTGCACGGGGTTAGTGCTGGTAGCGTCGAGCGCTGCGTCAACAACCGTCTTGTTCGCGCCAGTCTCAATGCCGTCCAGTTTGGCCTTATCTGCCGCCGGCATTAGGCCGTCAGCTTCCGCCGTGGCAGCATCCTTACTGGCCTTGCGGTCAAGCGCGTATTTGACTGACCGCGTTTGTGGAGCATTGGTCGATTCACCAGCACCGGGTAGCTCCAGCTGGTCAAATGACGCCAGCTTATACGCGGTAGTATACTTGTCGACGACAAGCGCCTGTACGTTGGTCGGGTTAAGCACTGGCGTCGGCAGGGCGTCGGTGCTCATTTTGTCCAGCTTTGCCTTATCCGCTGCCGACATCAGACCATCGGCGCCAGACGTGGCGACATCTTTTCCCGCCTTCGCGTTGAGTGCCACTGTCACGACCTTGTTTTGCACAGGGTGCGTAGAGCCAGCGTCCAGCCGGTCATCGACTGTAACTGCGGTCTCTTTCGCCAGCTTAGCGAGCTCAGCAGCTGCGGTCGGCCCTAAATACGTGGATTCGTCCATACTATCATTCCTTTCAATTCGCGTTCCAGATTGCGCGCATCTCGTCGGCCGTCATGGCGGTCAGGCCGTCCAGCTTAGTCTTATCCGCGGCGGACATCAGGCCAGCCGAGGACTGCGTAGCTACCGCCGTTCCGGCTTTGCTGTTCAGCGCAGCGGTCACGATTTTGTTTTGCACCGGATTTGTGGATGTGTCAGATAGTGCGCTGTCCACGTCGATCGTGCCACCACCGCCGCCGGAAGGCGACGATCCGGAAGGACCGCTATCGGATGTGTTGTAGCTGCTACTGGATTCGACGCTGTTGCCAACCGCCGTTTTTCCGGAAAACACGAACGTGTAATCCGTGATGATCGACGGGTATTCCCGGCCGTTGATGTCCTTGACGATAACCTTGTCGAAAATATCAAGCCGCGGGTCGGCCGGAAGATCGCCGGAGAACTTATAGATCGGCTTGTTTTTCAGCTGCTCGTACGCTGTTTCCGCGACTGCTTCAGCCGCGACCGTGATCGACCCTGCTGGCCCTTCGATGCCCAACCACAGGTTGTCGTCATTCAGTTCGATAACGTAGCCTCCGGCGCCGAAGAAATACGTGTGCTCTTGTCCGTCACTGGCGAACGTCTTTTTCACGCGCACGCCTGTAACTTCTACCGGCGTTTTCGCCACCTCTACCGGATTGATCCACTGCGTAAGCGTCACATCTGCCGCAGACGTGATTGGGCGCACAAACAGTGCGTTTCCAGACACCATGGCATTGCCACCGCAGGCCAGCGCAATTGCTTCGATCACCTGCCGGATGGTGTGCTGTGTGTCCACGGTCGCCAGTGCGTTATATCCCAAGTCGCTATCAATTGCGCTGGCTGTCAGGTCGAGCTGATCCGCCGCCAGCTTCCACAGCTCTATGTAGTTATGGTCCCCCTGCATCGTTGCCGGACACAGCACATCCGCCGCCTTTATGGCGTCGTAGCAAGTAAGCGTGGTAACAGCGTGTACAGTTTCCACTTCGTACACCTTGAAGTGGCCCATGTCCACCATGCGTTCAATGCCGTCAATGGTGATAGCCGCTTTCAGATGCGCTGTGGCCCCCTCGTACAGCGACCAGTAGTCTGGGGTCGACCACCCGATGTCGTACATTTCAATCGTTGCGCATTTGCACACAGATAGCCCGACGGGGTAGCTGCTGGACGATGTCTGTGCTGTGATCTTCGTGCCGCCCGGGCGGAAAGACTGCCGGCCTACCTGCAGATACTGCCCAGCCTTCAGCGTTACAGTTTCACCGTTCCTCTCAAACGTGATATCGTGATCCCACGTAAAAGATGCCTCGACCACAAAGTTCGTCTGCGATGGGTAGACGCTTGTGATTTGACTTTCGACTGTTCGCATACCATGTCACCACCAATCACGTCAGCGGATTGACGCTGACCATGTTAAAATCCAGGGACGTAAACAACTCTTTGCCTTCGTTCAGGCGCCCGATATTCAGCTGCCCTTTGCCGACGTAAAACCACGCCTGACACCACGCACCGTAGTAAGCGGAAAAATAGTACAACTGGAACTGCTGACCTTTTGCAATGATCTTCAGGATCTGCGACAGCATGGTTTTGCTGATCGACGCCCGGCTATACCCCAGAGCTTCCACCGTGAACAGCGGACTGACGACGGCCGCGCCGGTCTGGGTGCGGCCGCTGTCCTCCGTGTAGGTCGTCTCAAAGTCGTACGACAGCGCACCAGAGTCCGGCTGCGGAAGCACCAGCCATTCATCCGACGGACTTTTTCGAATTTTAATATATTCCTGTGCCATGTGTTACACCGCTACAAGCGGGTTTTTGCCCGTTTGCCCTTTCCGCAATTTTGCTTCGGTGATTACTTCATCAAACAGTGTGCGGCGATCCAACCGGGCGATAAACTCGTATCGGCTGCCGGCGCCGCCGGCTTCTTCGCGCACGATCTGGCGCAGCAGGGATTCCGGCGCTTCCAGGTTGTTTCCGTTGCGCTGGTCGCCCAACACGGCCAAGAACTGCCGGTTCGCCGGGATGACCGCGCCGCGCGCCAGCATCGGGATCTGCGGAACTGGCAGTGGATTCACGCCCCACAAATTCCGGAACGGGGAAATGCCGAGGAAACTGGCGTTTCGGATCATATTCAGCATGGAATTGATCTTGTTGAACGGTACGGCAATGATCGTGTTCATGCCGCGGATAATGGCATTGACGACCGTGCGGAAGGTGTTTTCGATGCCTTCCTTGATGCCGGACCAGATGCGGCCTCCGGTGGAAAACACGTCCTTAACCTTCTGCCATGCGTCTCGGAATTTGCCCTGAAACCACTCCGGCACAGACTCAAAGGCGCTTTTGATTCCATCCCACGCAGCCACAGCGCCAGATGCGACCTTTTCCCATAGGCCGCTGAACCAGTCCTTTACGGCCGTCCATTTTTCGATGACCCAATCCACTGCCGCCGCGACGCCAGCTTCCACATTGGCGAGGTGCTGCTCAAAAGCCGCATCGATACTGCTGATCGTTTTACTGATCCATTCCTTTATGGACGTCCATTTTGCGACGATCCACACGACCACTGCAGCTATAGCGGCAATCAGCAGCGGTATCCACGCCCCTGTGATGATAGCAATAGCACCGCCAATAGTTAGCAGCGCCACGGTAATAGCCGTAAGGTTCTTATTGTTGAAGCCGTTTTTAATCACGTCACGAATTGCCACGCCAAGAAGGACAAGCCCCGCGACGATTGCCGTGATTGCTCCGCCAAGCACGCCAAACGCCAGCCCAAGCCCAGTGGCAGCCGCAGCAGCGCCGATGATGTACCCTGTCAGATTGTCAAAATTTATGCCGTTTTTAAGCATATCGACAATGTTGATGGCCATCAGGACAGCTCCCGCGACAGCAAGCGCCAGCTGCTTCGCCTTCGACAAATTCCCCAGGAACTTCTTTCCGATTTTCCACGCAGCGAATCCAGCGGCCACCGCCGCCACATACGGTGATAGCTTGCGGGCAACGGCTGCAATCTTGCCGATTTTTCCGGTGTCGACCTGATCGGACAAATCAAATTTCGGCGCTATGCCAGATGAACCGCCTCCACCACCGCCGGAACTATCGTTCGATTCCCAGCGGTTCATTTCATCCAGCCCGGAAAGCTGTTTTTTTGCCTTCTCGGCCGCATCCCCTGCGGCCGCGGTTGCGGAAGCCTGATTATACAGTGCCTTTGCAGATGCATCCGCTTGTGACGCCGTTTTGCCAAACAACGAATTGATAAACACGGACACAACGGCAGTCAATTTGGCAAGCCACGCCAGAAGCGTTCGAATTGCCGGCAAAATATAGTTGTAGATCGGCGCAAAAGCGGAAATCAGATTACCCCTGATCTGCGCCAAAGATGTTGACATTTGTTTGTCTGAGTCGATTGTGCTAAGCAGCATTTTGCGCATCGTACGCAGTGCTTTGGTAATCATGGTGAAAATGAAGACGCGCTTTGCTAAGCCAGCAATTCGTTTGGTGAATTTCTTAAATTGTTCTGACACCTTCTGCGTCGTCAAAGCTGCAAGACGCTGTTTTTCCACATATGCGCTTACGGCAGCATTGGCTCTTTCCTGTGCGATCTGGCTGCCTTCGAGATTTAGCTGCGCTGTTTCCAGCTGCTGCTTTATTTTCTGGATCGCTTCACCGGTTTCCTGCGATACCGTCCCGGTGCTTCTGGTTTTCTTTTCGCTTTCTTCGACGGCCCGCAGCTCCGCGAGCTGCTTTTTCAATTCGTCGACCTTCTGTGCGGCCTTGTCCACATTGTTCGCAGCCTTTTTCGCGTTGTTTTCCAGCTTCGCAAGCCCCGCGTCAAACTTGCCGCTGTCAATCGCTGCTTCGTATACCAGATCGCCGACAACATCAGCCATCGCGCACACCCCCTGTCATCAGCTGCCGGATGAATTCATCTTCGTCGTCGGTCAGATGCGCCGACTTGAAATCGATCAATTCCCGGTTTTCGTCGTAGTATTCGCGTTCCCACTTTTCCAGCTTCTTGTGCTTGCGTAGCTTTCGCCGGATGTCCAGGATCGTGGAAAACGTGCAGTCACCGATCTCCATATAATATCCGATGAACGTCCACCAGTGCATATACGGCAGTGCGCGCACGTCCTGCCCAGCTACGCGGTTGATCGGTGCAATGATCATCGGGAAATCCTGCTCCCAGTCCATCTGCTTCGGCTGCTGCCGCTGGTCGCCGCGATCCACACCGCCGTCTAAAAACCACAGCATGAATTTCACCGCGGCGGCCATGTCCGTGATCTGATCCCAGTCCGGGTAAAAGATCTTGACCGCCACTTCGGCGCGATCCTGATCTGTCAGCTCTGGGTCATTCAACGCGGCGCAGATGTCCAGAATTTCGCGAAAGTCGCTTCGTATACGAAAACACCGGCCGCCGATACATGCAGTCTTCGGCAAGCCGGTATTCATGATCTGCGCTTCTTCCTGCGCTGACCGCCGCCGTTGTATTTATCCAGGTATTTTGCCTGACGCTTCTGTGCGGCAGCGGTCGCAGCGTCCATCTCGCGCCGAATCTGGCGCGAAACCGCTTCCAGAAACGAAATAATCTGCAGGGAACCGGACGGCGTGAGCGAAACACAGTAGGCTTTACCGAACACTGTATCGCAGACGGGCGAAGGGAACGCCGCGTCCACCTGCTCGCGTGCGTAGGCGTCCAGTTCGCGGATCGTCGTGCGGGCGTCCGTATCGCTTTCCTGCGTGCCCATTTCGTCGGCTTTGGCCTTGATCGCCATCGCTGCCGCTTCCAGCCGGTCGATGATACCGATGTCGTTCGGGTCAAAATAGATCTTCCGGTTTGCGTCGCCATTGATGGTGAACGCTTTCAGGCCGGTTTCAAAAGAAATGTTATTGCTCACGCCGTCACCCCCTTATGCCGTCGCCTTCGTGAACGTGGCCACGCCGTCCACAATGGCCGCAGTGCCGACCGTGCGCGTGCCGCCGTAGGTCACATCAAACGGCATGTCTACCGTTTTGTCGCCGCCCAGAGACTTCACTTCAATCGCGCAGCCGCTATAGCGCTCGGCAAACATCGCCGTGTCCTTCGTGCCGGCATAGCAGTGCACGATCATCATATCCTGTTCGGCCAGCGCCGCAACGTCCTGATCCTTAATCGCCAGCTGCCACAGCTTCGTCAGCGCGGTTTCGCCGGCGTCCAGATTGCACGGGTCAAAGGTCTGCGTGATGGTCGGCGCGGACATGGTGGTAAACGTGTTGCCAAGAATGTCCTGCGTGGTTTCCTTGTTCCAGTCATATTCCTGACTGCTGTCCTCCACGCGCTTGCCGATGATCGACCAAACCGGCGCGGAAGACGTACCGGTATTCAGGAAGGCTATCAGCAGCTTGCGGGCGATCGTCTGACCCGCAGTGGTGTTAAAAGTCGTACTTTCAGGCATAATGCATCACCTTTCAAAATTGTTGTCGTACCGCATCGACAGGGACACGGCCCAGTCTTCCACACCGTCGGCATAGCACCCGGCCAGATAGGCCGCCGACACCTGTACAAATGCAGTGATCGTCCGGCCATCTCCGAGGTCTGGCCACGCGGCAAGCGTGTGCTGCTGGCCGTCCGCCGTGATCGGCTGTTTTTCCAGCCAGCGCGCCAGTTTGTCCAGCCAGCCCTTGATGTGGATGCGGTCAGTTTCCGACTGCGGTACGGCGCGATATACCACCAGAAACGCATAGTTGCATTTCTGGTACACACCGCCCATGATGTCGGTCGTTTCGCTGATCACCGTCGCAGCAGCGGACGGATAGATCCCGACGCCGGACTTGTCGCCCAGCTCGCCGAACCGGATTTCCCGCGCTCCAATGGCCGGGAAGTCATTCAGCAAGCCGCTCAGGATCGTTGAAAAATCTTTTGTGTCAACCATTTGATTCCCCCAGGATGATCCGCTTGCAGCCATCCGCCCATTCTTTTCCGTGTTCGTTTTGCGCGACTTCCGCCCAGTGCGGCACGCCGGCCGCAAACCGCAGGTCACGGTCAGTTACAACTTTCACGGCGCCCTTGCGCGCCCATGGTGAACCGGTTTCCGGGTCGACCATGACCTTACCCATATACAGATACCGCGCATACGGACCGGGGAACACGACCTGCCGTCCGCCTTCTGCGACGTATGAACGCTGCTGCAGGCTGCCGGTTTTCAGCGGCATATACAGTTTGCTGTCCGCAAGCACCTGCCGGCCGAGCCATTGCTGCGCATCGGCAAATCGCTGGCCGTATTTGGCGAACCGGAGATTCACACGCACGTGACCCTTGACATAGCTGACGTTCTTATAGTGCTTGATATCGCTCATGACGCCGTTACCTCGAAGTGAGCGATCAGTGGAAACCAAGCGCAGGATGTGATGCGGTGGCACTCCGTGACTTTGCACAGCGCGTCATATTCCGCCCAGTCGTGATCGCCGCGGCAGAAATAATCGCCCGGCTGAAACGCAATCAGGCCGCTGCGGTCATCCGCTGCCTGATACACCTCCGGCGTTACATAGGTCAGCATGCCGATGGACGTTTTCGGGACAAGCAGCAGCACATAGTGCCCCGGCACATCGCCGGTTGTGCCGGGCGTCATGGCCGTTTTTGCTTCGACCTTGACGCCGACCAGCACGTGCCGCTCCCATGTGTCAGCCTGACCGCGCGCACCGCGCACGCGCGAAAAAAGCGTGATCGTATCGCTATGCAGCAGCATCAGCATGTCACCCCCGCGTATAGCACAAGGACACCATCCACGGCCACGCCGGAAAGCCAGCGCCGAAGCACATCGAACACCAGCGCATCCCGCGCCGCCGCGGTCTTCGCAGCGGTCGTGTAGCAGCTGTCGGCCGTCTTGTATGTGATCGATTCGCTGCCGGATGACACCGACGCCACAGGGCCGGCGGTTTTTACGCCGCCGACGTCTGTGGTTTCCGCTGCGCTGTCACGCGCCTGGTCAATACGGTAAAGGCATTCGGCCAGTTCACACGCGCAGTCCGTCAGCTTTTCGGCGTCGATCGTGGATTCCGGCAGCGTGCCGCCGAAGCGGTCAAACGTGAAGCGGTCGATCTCCCGCGACGCCGCACGCAGATAGCGGGCAGCAGTCACTTCGTCGCGGAAAGGGGACAGATCGTCCCCGTACCGTTTTACGTATGTGTCAAAATCCGCGTACACCGTGATTCACCTGCCGATCACGCGCTTGCGTAGGACTTCACATGCACCTGCGCAGCATCCAGCACGCGCAGGGCGGCGTTTTCCTCGACCTGCGCCTTGCTGCCGGCGAAAAGCTCGGAGTCGACCATGCGGACGATGCTGAAGTTATCACCGACACCGAAGGCGTTCGGATCGTACATGATGAATTCCACCTTCGCGAGGTTCGCCGCCGTGACGCTGGCCTTCGTACCGCCGTGCGGATAGTAGGCAAGATCAGCAGACGACGCGAAGCCGTTGACTTCGATCCAGGTAAAGCCCATGAAGCTGCCTACCTGGCCGCCGGCAGCGGCGGCGAGCAGCATTTCGTTGGACGTCGGGGTATACTTCTCACCGGCGAACTCCAGCATCGTCGCGAAGAAGTCCGGGCTGCAAAGCACGATGGTGGGGTTGGCTTTCGCCTTGACCATGGCTTTGCGTTCGGCCAGTACCTGCGCCTTGAAGTTGGCCGCAGTGGTCTTCGTGGTGTTGGTGGATGCAGTACCCTCGGAGATCAGGCAGGCAAGCGCGCACTGGTTCTTTGCCTCCGCGACTTCACGGGTGGCAAGTGCCAGATGCTCCTCGGCGATCGGGAACGCCACAGCAGCGGCCTGCACGCCGTAGATCTTCTTTGACGCATGGATGTTGTTGTTGAAAACGGCCTGAACCAGCGTGTCAGCGGCGGCGGTGTCCGTGAAGTCACGGCCGGGCGTGCCGACAGATGCTGCGGTGGAGGTCAGCTTGTGCCAGTAGCAGCCGCCGGCACCGTCCACCATCACATCCTGATAGGTCACGCCGGGCACAAGCCACGTCTTATAAAACAGGTTGGGAAGAACAGTTGCTTTATACTGTTCGTCCACGTAAAGGGAACCGTACTGGATAGACATAGATCATCATTTCCTTTCGTAGTCTTAGCCCCTGAAAAACGGGTTGTTTTTGTATTTCTGGGCTACGTATTCTTTTGCGCCTCCCGCCGGCGGCACCATGCCGCTGTGATCGGACGAGAAGCGCGCCTTGCTGGCGGGATCGGCCACAAGGATTCCGGGGATCTCCTTGCCGTTCTGATCGGTGACAAGGCCGGTAAACAGGTCGTCGATCGACTTGCCGCGCGCATCGTCGGAACCCAGAGCTGTCACAAGCTTGTCCGTGATGCTTTCGCGCGTGATGTCGTTGACGAAATGCTTTCCCGACAGGAACGTGTCCACCGTACTGCGCAGCTTCACGGCGGCAGCGTCCTTCTTGCGGTTGTCCCGCTCGGTCTGCAGGTCATTGGTAAGTGTCGTGATCTGACCCTTCAGCGCTGCGACATCCACGCCATCAAAGGCGGCAAGCTTGCCCTGCACGTCTTTCAGCGATGTGTCCAGCGCGTCGTGGCGTTCCTGCAGCTTGGTGAATTCCGCCACGGTCTTGTAGTTCTCGGCGACGGCCTTGCGCAGATCCGTCGCTTTTCCTTCCGGAATCGTAATACCGAAGTCGGAAAGAATGGTCTCGATGTTCTTCATGCGTAATCCTCCTGAACGTGGTTTTTTAACAGCCCGTCAACTGTGTGGATTGAGCCGGATGAACCACCGGCAGGGTCGTGATATTGCAAAGGGGCAGCCGGTTTCCCGTCCGCCCCTGCGTATCCTGATTCGATTTTGGGTATAAGAAAACCACCTTGCCGATTGGTAAGATGGTTTCTCAATTATTGTAGGCATTATGGGAAAAGCGCCGCGCGGGCGCATGGCGCTTTTATTTATCTGCCTTTTGCAATCGGCAAATCATCACTTGATGGATTGGCGAAAGGCTTTCGCTCATAGTGTTTGCAATCAACAATTTCATTTACAATGTCATGCGGTATACCGCTTGTGTAAATTTCGCACTTCAGTTCAGGAAATTTACACTTCTTACACACGATGCATTTTGTCATCCTTGCCATACTTAACCGCCTAAAAACTCTTTCACATATTCGTTGAATACTTCAACATATTTCTGGTCAACTTTTTCGCTGTTACACATCGCGACATACATTTCGTTAAGAAATTCCGCTGGGTCATTATCAACCAACCGGCAAAATCCGCTTGTTCTTGCGTCATCTTTCAATTCGCTATACAATCTTTCAACCTTTTCAAACGAATTGCAGTAATTGATTCTTGCGTGCATTATTTCGTGACTGACTAAATCACCAACGGTTTTACTTTTCCACCACCCGGATGTATAGTACCCATAACACATTTTATCAAGCGATTCAAGTGTATTTCCCGTGAAGAACTTCGTGTTCAAATACAATTTCGTTCTTTTTTTGCCGCCAAGCACTTCATATTCTGTAATAAATACAGATTTGTCATCAGTGGGAAACCTTGCGATCTTTATTTCATTAAAATTAAAATCATCTTTTATCGCTTTGCTTGCAGAAATTGAATCATCAATGGCTTGCAACACTTTAACGTCAATGTCTTTTCCGTCAAAGTTCGTTTCTGCTTTTAGCAGATGCTCTAAATCATCTGGTATTTCAACTGGCTTTCTGATCGAAATTATTGTACTACTTTTTTCTGGATTTTCAACCGCTTTTGTAACCGGCACATGCAGATTCTGCGCATCATCGATCTTCTGTCGTGCCCGTGTTGCCGCGGATGCAGTTGACGCCGCCGAACGATCCCACCCCGCAACGGCGAGCCGCTCGTGGTATGGTTTCAGATCGTTATCGGTGCAGAACTTCGTGTAGGCCGCGTTCTGCGCCTGCAGGCGCTTGGCGGACTGCGTGTATTTCTCCTGCAGCTTTGCCTTGGCTGCCGGATCTTCACAGTTTTTCACGGCCGTATGCAGCGCCGTACACTTGCGCTTCTGCGCCCGGATGCGGCGTTCCATCGCGCGCTGAGTCTGCGACAGTTCATAGGCGCGCCGGTTGGATTCGGTATCGATCGGCTTGTTATTGTTCCGGCTAACGCCAGGCAGGAACGGCGTGAAGGAATGGCGGCAGTTATAGCCGCACAAGCCCAGCGGATTTTCCGGGTAGCCGGTCGCATCCAGCAGGTTATCGAACTGCGCGTCCTTGCCAGCGATGCAGTACACCTTGCCCTGCCAGCCGGCATGATCGGCGATCGGATCGGTATCGGATACACGCGCGCCCAGATGCTGCGACACCAGCACATGATTCCAGCCCATGTCTTTGCACTGCTGGATCGTCATGTTACCGGATGACTGCGCCACGCCCGTGCGGATGCAGCGCAGCACCGCCACTTCCAGCGTGTCCTTGTGACCGGACGGATAACGCACGATTGGCTGCACCTGTCCCAGCTCTTTTATGCCCTCCAGCATAGCGGCGGTGTAGGACTGCGCACCGGTACGTACCTTCCAATATGCAGCGTCACAGATGTCGATAAACGCCTGATTGGTCGCACCGGCAGTCGTGCGCGTGATGTTGGAAATTTCACCGACCGTGCGCTCGTAGGCGTCCGTGATAATCGCAATCATGCCGGGCGACAGGCTGGAAAACGTCACGGCGGCAGCTTCGGCGTCTGCCTTCGCTGCCTGAATGCCGCTGCCCTTGAATATCTTTGCGATTTCCTGCTGCGATTTGCCGGTGCTTTTGGCCAACGCCTTCTGGATTTCGTCCAGATTCCCGCCGGCCTGTTTCAGCACCCACGCCTGCCATTCATCCGTGCCGGTCAGCAGCTTTTCTTCGCCGCGGCCGAAGCGGATCATGAAGCGCTCGATCATGTCGCGGGCGATCCATTCTGTCAGGTCGTCCAGCAGCGGCAACAGGGTTTCGCCGATCTCCTGGAACTGTTCCGGGGTGATCATTCGGTATCAGGGAACAGCCCCGGTTTCGCCGTGTTGGCTTCGGCATAGGCCGCTTTCGCATCGTCTTCGCTGAATCCTTCAAAGCGCACCAGATACATCCACCACGGCAAAACGCCGAGCTGGCAAAGGCTTTTTGTGTTCTGCCGGTCTTCTTCATAGCTGTATGTGATGTCTCCGAAATTGTACGCCACGGTATAGGTGCCATACGGCGCCAGATCGTAGATATCAGCGTAGTCGTTCAGCGCCTGAATCAGATCATCCACAGCTGCCTGGATGCGGTCGCGGATGTCCTTGATGCGCTGGATGGTGCGGCGGTCATCAGCTTCCACCTGCGTTGCGGTGGCAAGGCCCTGCTTTTCGTTATAGCTAAAATAGCCTTCCGAAAAGCCGCATTTGGTCGACAGGCTTTGCAGCAGCATATTGATGCCGGTCTGGCGTTCGCCGGTTTTCAGCTTGCGGTCGATTTCCTGATAGAAGCTTTCGGCCGCTGAACCGGCAACGTTTTGCACATAGCGCGGTAGCCGCACGGAAACATTCTTCCGCCCTGGTTCGCGCAACAGCCGATCATCCACAAGGGCGATCGACCGGGAATCCTGAATTTCATCCACCATGGCAGACCATGCAACATCCAGCCCACGCAGTTCCGGCAGAGCATTGGCATAGATGGACATACCGCAGGCGCCGCCGTCGATATTGTTGGCGTCCGGCATGGTGCACACAGCAAATAGCGGCGCAGTATCATCCAGCACGGCGTCCGGCAGGATGCCCACCCAATCCGGCACTTCGTCCAGATTCGCACGGGATGCCGCTGTTTTGCCCTTCGCCACCCGGAACGCGCGGTTGGAAACCACATAATGCGTCCCTTCATAGCGGTGGTATTCTGCCTTGACGTAGTAATAATCCGGCGTCGCTTTCGTGTCGTACAGCACAACGCCCGTCACACGCTTGCGGTTATCCACAGCGGTGACCGTGAATTCCGGTGGTGTATACAGGCCGATGCTGTCCGGCGTCGGTTTCAGCAAGAACATGCCAGCAGCACAGCCCACATCCACCATGTCGCGCAGGAACGGAATCAGTTCTTCGTTCAGCCGCTCCTGCAGCCAGTCCGCGCGAGCAGAGCCTGACAGTTCGACGCTGACGCCCATCGTCGCAAGACGCGCAGCTTCGCCGGTCACTGCCTTTGCAAAATTGATGGTGCGATCCTGATCGTTTGCCCACGGCGGGGTGCCCATCCAGATCTGCATCCACAGGTCTTCCGCTTCGCGCATTTCCGGCGTTACCAGCGGTGCGATGCGGAATTCTTCGCGGATCTGTTTCTTCACGCTGTCCAGCGGGATATTGATTTTCACAGGCAGCCAACCTCCTTGAACACTTCGCACATTTTCGGAAACTGCGAAGCAATCCAGTCCACGTATGTTTCGTCATGGCCGTATTCCGGATGCGTAAAGTTTTCGGACAGCCCGCTTTCAAACAGAAATGCATGAATGATCTCATGACGCATAACTTTTTTCTGATAGACGCTAAAGTCTTTCAGGTCGCAGTCTTTGGCCTTTTTTGAAATAACAATGGTCTTTACCGTTTTGTCGCAGTAACCATCGCATTTTTCAAGCATTGCATCTTCGGCCGCCGTGGCTTCAATGATTTCATATTCCGTCCCCAAAATATTTACAGTCATGCACTTGCCCCCCTGCGCATCGTCAGCGGTTCTAGTGCGTACCGCGTGGCGTCGATGCTATGGTTATTCACGTCCGGGTATCCGGTGACGACGTTGCCGTCCCGGTCCCGCTCGTATTCATACTCTGAAAATTCCTTTGCCGCATTCGGGCAGCGCACCGGGTCGATGATGATGCGCCGGCGTTGCAGCCACTTCATGCCATGTTCGATTGACCCCGGACCTTTGACAGCGCCGGTGACGGGCAGGCCCATTTCGCGGTGATCGTTGACGCTTTTCGGTTCGGCCGAATCGGCCGTGATGGCGTAATCATCATAGCCGTGTTCGATGATCCAGCGCGCTGTCTGTTCGTTCGATTCCTTGTTGGCATAGTGTTCCGCGAAGATATACACCGCCTCGCGGTCGCTGTCGTAGTAGCAGCGAATGAAGCAGTACGGATCGGGATACCAGCCCCAGTCCTCGCCCTGGAAGATGCGGTCGAAATGCGAGATTTCTTCGTCTGTGATCTCCCGCAGCTCCAGATAGTCAAATACACTGCCGCCGTCGCCGTTGGCCACGCCCTCGTATTCATGTTCATACGCCGCTGGGTTGACCTCTTTCAGGTGCTCCGCGTCGGCGATAAACTTCGCACCCAGCCATTCCGGCGGCGCTTCCGTGTAGCTGGAATGATGAAAAACGCGCCCCGGATCCGGGACAAGCCGTTCCTTGTTTACCCAACTGGACTTGGATTTCGGCGGGTTATAGGACGAAAAGTCGTAAGAATCCGCGCCGCCACGCAGCACGGATTGGTTAATAGAACGTTCTTCTTCCGGCCCGCAAAGCTGGTCTTTTTCTTCCTTCCACAGGATGCCGATATAGCCAAACGGCGGCTTAATGGATTTCAGCTTCAGCGGATCGTCACAGCCGCGAAAATAAATCGTCTGGCCGGTTTCTTTCAGCACGATTTCTAGCGGCGACAGCTTGCAGTTGAACTCATCGTATAGCCCTAGCTCGTTGATCGCCCATTTCATCTGGGCATACACGCTGTCTTTCAGGGTGTTGCCCATCTTGCGGATGATACAGGCGTGCATCGTCGGGTTGTTTTTCAGCAGCTCGACGATTTTCAGGGATATATACGACGATTTCAGGCCGCCGCGGCCGCCTTCAAAGACATACGTCATGTTCGGCTGAATGCGCCGGTTGATGTCGACGAACGCCCTGCCAAGGACACGCGCCGGCAGCTCATAATGTGCGGATGCGCGCGCTGCTGCCTTTGTTTCCTGCTCTTCCTTGATGCGCAGCGACTTCTCAAGGTCGCCGGCTGCGCGTAGACGGTCGGCGATGGAGGTTTCGATGCCGAACTGGTCTTTTTCCTGCCCACGCATGATCGCCGTGCGCAGCTCCTGGATCTCTTTCAGGGATGCCGTGCGCTCGGATTCGATTTTTTCCTGCCGCCGCGCTATATAGATTTTTATGTCAGGTTTTGTCAGGTTTTCCGCGCCGATGGATTTGGCGGTTTTCGCCGAGTACCCTGCTCTGCGCGCCGCCTCGGTCGCGTTGCCCAATTCGATGTAAAAATCCGCAAAAGCGCGCTGCTTTGGCGTGAGATTCATGGGATCACCCGCTATATATTTTCGCCAGCGTTTTTACGACATCCGCCATGCTGTAAGTCTCCAGTACGCGCGTGCTGATATGCTTCCCGGTTTCATCGGTTTCTGCCTTTTCCAGCACGTATTTTGTTACCATCCGGCCAAGCCGCTCGGAGTAGTGCTGTAACTGATTGACTTTGTAATGCTCGCCGCGCTGGTTCAGCGCCGCCTGCAGTTTGTAGGTAAGTTGTTTCAGATTCATAACCGCACCAGAATGCACAAAGCACCGAACCCGAAACCGGGCCGGTGCTTTGCTTTGTTGAGAGACATGAGAAAACCGGAGTTGACAGAGACAAGAGAAAAAGCCATGCGTACATTCTGCAAAAAGGATCAAAGGAAGAGAGGTATATCACAAAGTGACTTGCGGGACCGGTCTCTCTCGCAATCCCGCGATATCACTTTAACACAGATTTTCGAAAAAATCGTCTCACTTTTTTCTCATCTTTTCGTCAACTCTCCGTTAGGCCATACATGATGATCGTGAAATTCCGCAGCGCGCTGTCTTTCCAACGGTATGCCGTTGGCTTCTCGATGGCCAATTCCCGGCACAGCCGCTCAACGCCGCCGATGCACGGCGTGATGTAAAAGCGCTGCAGCACGCAGCGGTCACGCTCTGAGAGCTGATTCAAGGCACGATCCACGCGGCGCACCCGGTTCTCGGTCAAGCGCTGCGCCTCTTCCAGCCGCTCACGTTTCATGATGTTGTTGACGAGCGCATCGTCCCTGCCATTTGAGCCACCGGCGACCGGGCTGCCGTCCGCCGAGGCACTGCGGATACTCGTGATCTCCGTTGCCAAGTCAGCGATCTGATCGCTGATGTTTGCAATTGCCGCCTTTCGGTTCATGTAGTTACGCAGCTCATCAGCCGCCTCCCGCTTCCAATCCAACATCCTCACCTCCTTTGTCAGTCATCCCAAGCGACCCATCTTGTCGATGTAAGTGCCCGCCACAGCGCATCTGCGTTTTCCAGCGTCTGCGCGATGAACGTCTCGCTGTCAAAATCATAACGCACCACCTTGCCGGCTTCATCCGTCAGCAGCACTTCATTTGCCGCCACAACGGCCTGCACATCATCCGGAAGGCCGATAATCATTTTCTCCCGCGTTTGCCACAACGCCGTGCTTCCATACATCAGCGGTGTGGCTTTTGCCTCCTGGATAGTGGGCACCGCCAGCGCTTCACCCATGCGCTGGAGCGCTGCGTCCAGCAGCACAGCCTGTTCAATCCGCCCGCTTTCCCGAACGCTCACCGCTTCTTCTTCCGGTATCCGACCGAGCATGCGCACCACTTCCGCCAGCAACTCCCGGCCGTTAGTTCGCTGCAGCATATCAACCTGTGCGCCGTATGCCCATTCGCGGCCAACCATGCCAATAACGCCGCCGGTCTCGTAGATCAACAGCTGATATCCCTTCGCTTCTTTCGCAGCCAGCCGCGCCACGCCTTTGTAATTCACCATTTCACACCGCCTCGCTTCCCGGGACGATACGATCCCAACAGGCCGCGCACAGTACTTCTTTTACCTCTCGCTGATGAACATGTTCATGCGGGCACGGTTTGTTCTTCGGCTCGTAACCGTAGGTATTCGGGCATCCAAAACACCCGCCAATACAGGTTTCGTCCACCGCGTTCGGATGCTCCAGCGCCAGCAGCTCGCGGAATGTGCAGCCGTGCGACTTCCGCACAAGCATGTCTACCCGAAAAGCGTCCCAATTCGCCGTCGGCACGCCGACATAGTCACACCACGCGCGTTCCAGCTTCGCGCCGGCGGATTCCACCCAGTCCGGAAGGAACACAACGTAGTCCACCGCCTCCATCTCAGCGAAGCAGATGCGCATATAGTCCAGCTTGGTCAGCCCCTCCGGCGCTGTGGCCGGATTGATGACCGTCGCGCCCAGCCGCTCAAGCTGTGCAGCCGCTCGGGCGAATTTCCCCTTATAGTCCGGATCACCGGCTATTTTCCCTGATATGTAGATCTTCATGGTTACCCTCCTTTCACGATTCGATTCGGCCCTTAAAGGCATCAATCAGCTTCTCCGCCGCCGCTCGCAGCTTTGTCTGGTTCTCTCCGCTGGCCTTTGCGATCAATGCAATCATATCGTTCATGCTTGACTGCGTGGCATCGAAAACGATCTTGAACTGCGCCACCGTCACGTCGCTCATTTCGAGCCTCCGGCGCGCCTCCTGCAGCTCCAGCTTCAGACCGTCGCGCTCCTTTGCCACGTCCTCCGCGGCGGTTTCCAGCTTTGCTTCCGCCGCCTTTGCCGTCTCTTCCGCCTGCTCGCGCGCCTTTTCCGCCTTCTGCAGCTTCTTTCCCAGCCGCTCAAGCTCTTTCTGTGCCGCCGCCTTTTCTTCCGCGCGCGCCTTGGCCACAGCGCCCTCGTCCACCTGCACGGCCACCTCGACCGGCCGGCTCTCCAGTGACCTGACATTTTCCTGCAGCGCCCGGATCTGCGCCTGAGTCTCCGCCAGCTCCCGGCGGCGCGCCTCTGCCTCCTGCGCTGCCGTCTCGGCGTCCTTTTTCAGCCGCTCCGCCGTGCCCATCTGTTCTGCCAGCTTTTGCTCGTACAGATCCCGCTCGGCCTCGGCCGCCTTCTTCGCCTGGATCAGCTCGTCCAGCTCCCGCGTCGACATGTGCTCCACATCGTGCTCCTCGGCGAAGCTCTCCCGCTCGCTTTCCGGCAGCGCGAGCAGCCGCAAAGCATTGGAAATGCTCAAATTATTCAACGTTGGGTAATTTGATTCCGCCCCGAAAAGGGTCTGCTGCTGTGCCCCATACTCGCGGTACAGCGTCATAAAGCGCGATGCCGTGCTCTGGCTGAACTCCGTCTGCGCCTTCAGGTACGGCAGCCACTCTCCGTGGCCGACCATCTCCTTCACCTCGCATAGGCGGCGGCCGATCTCGATGCCGAACCACAGCGTCATTTGCTTTGCCTGTGCCGTCAGACCGCGGATCTCCGCGCCCACGGTCTCCGGCGTCCTTGTCAGTTCATTCATGCCGTTTTCTCCTTTGCTTCCAGTATTGGCTGCTTCTGCTTGTCGCGGCGGCTGCCTGCGTGCACCCAGCCGAGCCACGCATCCAGAAACCATGCGTACCGCTCCTCCGGGTCCTGCGCATGGTTATACCCCTCGTTCCTATACCCATGGATCTGGCGGATCGTGTCCTTCCCCGTCAGCTCGATGGTCATCCACGGCCGCTCCGGCCGCTTCTCGTGCCTCAGAAACAGGATCGTCGTCTTCCCGTTCATGTGCCGCGCGGCGTAGCCGCCCACACAGTGGTGCAGCGTCTTGCCCTCGCGCACGATCTCGCTGCCGCTCTTCGGCACCACGATGCGCAAGCCGCTCAGAGCAAATTCATATTTCCGGCACAGCTTCTTATACCGCTTCGCATAGGCCGCAGTGGCGGCCTGGTCCTTCCGGATCTCCAGCAGCTCAGCCGCCGCGTCGTGCCGCTCCCGCAGATCCTTCGGCATGGCCACCGTCGCCTCCGTCAGGTCATAGCCCAGCTCGCGCGCCATGCGCAGATAGTCCGCCCACAGCTGCACGCCCGTCTTGTTCTCGGCATATCGCGCCGCCTTTTCCAGCTTCACGCCGGCCGTCTCCGCGCACTCCTTGCACGCTTCCGCCATCCGTCCCCCGCCGAGCTGCCGGCAGAGATGGATGTACACATCCGGTGTCAGCTCCGGCGCGGTCTCTCGCCAGCTTCTCAGCGTCTCAAAGTCTCCGCCAGACTGCAGCCATGCGCGCGCCTCCTGCTTGCTCATTCGCATAAAGTCTGCCGGATTTCGCGCACTCCAGTTCAGGATCCGCGCGTTTTTCACGCCGCTCACCACAAGCTGTGTTACCGCGCTGCCGAGGCCGAGCTTCACGGCCATTTCAATCTGTGGCCACATCGCGTAGGCCGCGAGATACGTCACAGCCCACTTCACCGGCTCGTCCCAGGCCCACTTCACCGGCTCGTTACAGGCCCTCCGCAGTTCATAGCACATCCAGTCCTCAATCTGGCAGTAGCGCCACGCCTTCGTCTCGCTCAGCGCATCCGCGCCGATCACGGTATAGTCGCCCTGATAGCACGCCCAGCCCATCATGTTCGGCTGAAACGGTTCTGACACCGTTGTCTTCGCCTTCCAGTACGGCAGCGTCCACTCTCCGCAGCGCCATTCCCGCGTCCGCTCCCACATCTGCACCGTCCCCGGCGCGAGATAGTAGGCTTTCTGCCCCCAGCAGTTCATGTCGTAGTAGATTCCCCCATAGATCAGGTCCTTTGTGTAGCTGATCTCGATCTGCATCGCCTCGATCAGCAGCGCATCGCCGTCCCGGCGCAAGAATGCCACGTGCTCGCTCTCCCGCAAGGAACGCATCTGCTCGCCGTATTTGCCGATGGCATTCCACACGGCCGTTTGCCCGCAAAACGGGCAGTTGGCCTCGCTGCCGTGCTTCGGGCCGTGCTTGCCGATGATCCCATGCTGGCGGCAGCACGTCGCCCATACCTCGCGCCGCTTTCCGTATGTCTCGAAAAACACGTGCGGTGTGAACAGATCATGCACTGCGTCCTCTTCCTCCTGCGTTGGGTAGTGCCAGAACTTCGCCAGGATCTCCTCGTGCCGCTCTGGCGGCAGGTTGCATTTCAGATACCGCATGGATCACACCCCGAAGAAGTCGTCCAGCTTCAGCAGCAACCCCTCCGGCTTCGCGTCATCACTGCACAGGCGCACGCGCATCGTCGTTTCGATCTCCGCGCCCGGGAAGTAGAACTGCACCGCCTTGCGGTACGCCTCGATGTCCGATATGCTCCCGCCCACGCCTTTGGCCACGGCCTTCATGCACTCCGGGAAGCTCCCGCCCTGCGCCACGGCCTGCGCAAACTCGCCGTCCTCTCCGCAGAACTTCTCCAGCGCCTCGCGCACGGCCGGCGCCATGGCGGTCTCCTTGTTTCCGCTCAGTCCCTTGTCATCGCGCAGCCGCTCGATGGCTTTCTCGTAAAATTCGTTCATAGCTATACCTCTCTTTCTGCTGCTTTTATCCTGCGTCGCCGAGAAACCGGATCACGCCCTGACGCATCTGCACCCGGTACGGCTCCAGCTCCACGGCCGTCATGTACTTGTGGCCAAAAAGCCTTTTCATATCGCACCAGTCTTCCCACATGACCCGATACACCGCGCGCCCGCGCAGGCACACCAGCACAAACGCCAGTGCGCCCATATTGGCGTGCGATTCCAGTGCACGCGCCTGCTCTTCCGTGACCGCGCTTTGCAGGATGCGGTCTTTGTCTGTTGCCTTGGCCTCGAACACCACGCTGCTGCCGCCGCATAACGTGCCCTGAAAATCCGGCTGCGCCTGCTTGGTGAAAACCGCCTCGAACGACCAGCAGCCGCTCGCGTTCTGATGTCGGCCGGAAATGACCTTGATCGGCTCCGGTGTCTTGTCGATCTCCGCGATGCCATGCGCCCGGTAATACGCGCAGGCCGTGAGGATCTGCGCCTCGAAGCCCTCTCCGGTCGCGCGGCTGATGCTCCCTTGTGCCTGACGCGCCGGGTTTTTCGCCGACTCCTCGGCGTGGAAAAACTGCAGCGCCTTTTCATACGCCACAGGATCCAGCTTGCGCGCCGCCTGTTTCTGATAGCGAGGCGGCAGGCTGTCCATACGGATTCCCATTGTGTGCGCTCCTTCCTATGCGGTGTCTTTGATCTCGTAATACTCCTGCCACGGCCAGCCGCTCAGTTCGTGCCAGCCGCTCTTATACTCCGACCCATCGTCAAAGCGATAGAGATGCATCCCCCGTCTGGCCTTCGGCTCTTTTCTCCACGTCTCGGCCTTGGTCACCTGATAGCGGATCTCCGGCTTTGCCATGCCGGCGCTGCAGGTATACCGCCGGCGGCGGATGCCCTGCTCGCGGCAGCGGCGCATGGTGGAGCGTGATTCCTTGATGAGGTAGGACGCGAGCTTTGCGTGGTTCTTACGGTCATCGAGCATCTGGAAGCTGATAGACCCCGCGCCATTGGTCACCTTTGTCCAGGCAGCAGCGATGATCTGCGCGTCAAAGCGCGGCAGGAGGATGTGATGATGCACGTTCGTCATGTGCTTGGTTTCGAGCACGGCGATGTATTTCAAGCGCTTGCCCGCTTTGGCGTACGCCTTGCGCAGCTCGCGGAGGAACGCTGCCCTGTCCCGCTCGGCCTGTTCCAGCGTGATCTCCTTGTCCCAGTAATGCAGGACCATGTGATAATCGCCATAGCGATAGTTGCAGTTGATGAGCCAGCGCAGATGCTCCTCGGCCACGCGCTCGTTGATACGCTCCTGGCACTTGGAGGTCTCCTTCTCGGATGATCGCTTGCGCGGCTTGACTTCCTTGCTGTGCACACGGGATGAATACATCTTGCGGTGCTCGACCGTTTCCCCGCACACGACGGTGCGATGTACATACGGCATGATTGCCTCCCTGTCTCCGGTCGAGTTAGTAATTGGTCTTACCGAAGCTGAAAACGCCTTGCGGCGTCAGCGTTTTTCGGCTTGCAGGGCGGGCAACTGTATGCTATAATGTATATAGTGTAGCGCGCCCTGCGCTATTGGGTTTTCACCGCCTGCGGGTTTGACGATCTTCGCAGGCGGTGTCTTTTTATGTCTCCGGCGGCGCCCACATGACGCGCGCCCCGTGGACGATGTCCTGCCACGCAACGCCCCACAGGTCCGCCGCGCACTGGATCGCCGCGAACGGCGACGCGCACGGCACGGTCACGGCCTCGCGCCCCGGATACACTACCCGGGCGCGGCCACGCGCTGCCCAGCGGTCATGCCGGCGGCGCTTGTCCAGCTCGGCCGGCGACATATAATAGACGACCTCCGGCCGCTTCATGCGACGCCCAGTGCCGTGAAGATCACGTGTATGACCCAGCCGAGCAGGCACCCAACGGCCAGAAACGTCACAGCCATGATGGCGTCCTCTGTCGCGCCGACGATCAAGCGGCGCACCTTTTCCTTGGCGCGCGGATCTCCGAACACCTTCATTTGCCGTCTCTCCCCTCTGCCGTGCGGTACAGCATCTGCATGTTATTCGCGCAGATAGCGCACATCGGCACATCGTGGATATGTCGGACTCCGTCCACACTCCCGCAAAACGCACAGCCCGGCATATACTTGCGCAGGATGATGTTGTCCGCGTCTATATAGATCTCCATGGGATCTCCCGTCCGGATGCCCATCGTCTGGCGCAGCTCCTTCGGCAGCACGATGCGGCCGAGGTCATCGACCCTCCTGATGATTCCTGTTGCTTTCATTGGTTTCTCCTTTCTCTCGACCTATCTGGCCAGCATATGGGCGAGCGCCACGGCGCTGATGCCCTCTTTCCCGCTGACGTTGTACCGCTCGCGGCACACCCGTCGGCTTTGCCCTGTATAATTGCTGACGTCTGTCACCGTCAGCACCCGGCGGCCGCCGGTGAACTTCAGGATTTCCTCCAGCTCAAGCCGGAAGGTTTCTTTTTCTCGCGGCATATGTACCTCCCTCCTTTTAAAGTGTGCTGATATTGAAAACTTTGGGTTACTTTGATATACTGCAAATGGCAAACGTGGAAATTTTGCGTACAAAAGGATGTGTAGCTCATGATTCTTTACCACATGGATCGCTCTGGCTGCTTTCCGACAAGCGGCGAGCTTTCACTGCACCCGCTGTCGGATTTGCCGCACGACATAGCTGCCTCACGCTTCTTTTTAGATTTCCAAAGCGGCGTGTCAAAGCATTGCCTGAACTACTTCACAGATAGTGCCTCCATGCTGATTGCCATACAGCCCATGCCGCTCGGCCAACTCTTCGTCGCCGCTGATTCACTCGCCGCCGCGAACAGAAGGATCTCTTCGCAGTTGATTGAACTCACAGTGGAACTCGTCCGCCGACAGCTTTTTCCGCATTACCCTTCTCGCCTCATTTCGCTTTTTGCAGTTGAACAGATTTCCGATTTCAAAAAATGGGGCTTGGAACACGCTGAACAAGCAAGGGTGTTCCAGATCTCCGCACCTGACAATCTAAAGAGATTTGACGCCAGGCACCTGCGCGGCGGTATCACGTTCACAACAGATGAAACAGGCACTTATTGCGGCTGCCTCTTAACCGCGATGTACGACCAGGCAATCAAATATTGGTCTTGTGAGCCGTCTGCAGATCCTCTTTGGGAGTATCTCGTGCCGCTTCCCGCTCAGCTCCATCAGGTTCTTCTTTGTGGCAGGACGTCGCTTGCATCCATTCCAGAGGGGTAAATCCAACGTGATGCGGCAGCATGTCCTCTATCAACTTCACCGTTTTTTTGCCTTGTGGATGGTATTCGTCCAAGCCTGACAGCCGCTCCAGCGTTTTCCGCTCGTCGATACTCAACATGTTTTCACCGCCTTTTGTATACCAAATATGCTATGCTGCTTGATATTTAGCGCAATATGTTGTATATTTAATGTATGCCGTGTTACCAGCACGGCGTACAATTCTCCAAAGAAAGGAGGCAGCACATTGCGCAATTCCAAGCAGACAAGCGCCAGAGCCGCGACCGCGGCGTCGAAGGTGCTTCGTGACGGTCGAACCGGCAAGGCCAGCAAGACCGCCGCTGCGAGCGCTCTTGCACAGCGCCCCAGCAAAAAAACGAAATAATCTACCAGCTGAGCGAGGTGTTTTATGCGCCTCGCTCTTCCCTTTCTTCCCGGAACAGTGCTTCGATACTGCACGATGGAAAGAACTGATCGCGCACCCGGAACGCCTCGTCCAGATGCAGCGGCGATCTGCCCGCCAGTTTCCGCGCCATCGTGTCCCGACTGATGTGCAGCGCTTTCGCCATCTGGCCGATACCGATATTCCCGCGTGCCATTTCTGCCCGCAGATTTACGTAATGGATGTTGGAATAGTTCATTTGGTTCACCTCCAATCGAATGGATTGCGCGCGTTTTACGACGCGCGCTTGCTGTGCTCCAGCGCCATCGCCAGCCCCTCCGTGAAGGCGCACAGCTGCGCCTTCTGCATCTCGTCCATGCTCTGCATCACGGTCGCCAGCCGCTCCAGCGTCTTCTGCTCGGTTTTCGTCAGCATTTCGTTCACCTCCTTGCGTTGCTCCGTGTCGTCGGACACGGGCGTTTGTGTTTATGTACACATAATACAGCCGCAGATTGAGCTTGTCAACACATTTTTACGCAAATTCTATGATTTTTTGTGTTGACATACTCATGCAAGCGTGATAGATTATTGTCATCGTCAGGAGGTGATACTACGAATAGCAGAATTAAAGAAGTTCGGAAAACGAAGGGGCTTTCGCAAGCCGCGTTCGGCGCACCGTTCGGCGCAAACAGAGACATGATTAACAATGTGGAAAACGGCAGAGCTGCGGTTTCCGATATTATGATCGCGTCCATCTGCCGCACTTACGGAGTGGATGAGCATTGGCTGCGTACCGGTGAGGGCGAGATGTTCGTGCAGATCTCACGCGACGAGGAGGTCATGGCCTTCGTCGGCGATGTCATGCGCGGCGAAGAGGATAATTTCCGCCGCCGCTTCCTGCTGGCGCTGTCCCGCCTGCCGGCCGAGCGCTGGGCAGAAATTGAAGATTTCGCTCTCCAGCTCGCCGAAGAAAACAAAAAAGCGGATCAGGATTGATTTCCTGATCCGCTTTGCTTTTCGTGCGTTCGTTTGTCTTTGCGTGCGTTTTGCCAGTGTTTTGCCGGTGCTTTTCTTTTTCACGCGGCAGTGCGCAGAAATTTCAGCGTCAGCCGCAGCTCCCGCTCCCCGGCCGCATCCAACAGCCGCTCGATTTCTGCCCGTAAGTACGCCCTCCATTCTGTTTCCGTCATAGTTCTCCCTCCCACAATTTCTCCACGGTCGTCCCCAGCGCCTTTGCGATCCGAATGGCGAGGCGGACGTTTGGAATGCTCTTGCCCCTCTCAATGTCGCACAGCGTGCTTGTCCCACACCCTACCTTTCCGGCCAGCCACCGCAGGCTGACGCCCTTGTATTCTCTATACTCCCGCACTTTGTTTTTCATCCTCGCCATTATCCTACCACATTTTTCGGCTGCGTGTTGAAAACGTTCGGTATTCCGAACGTTTTTTGCTAACTTATTGCAATACTGCCCGAAATATGCTATTTTTCAATTATCAGCCGTGTGCACATGGCAGAAGAAGGAGCCCGTATTATGAGTGATCTTGTAAAATACAGTGAGCAAACATTTGAGAGCATCAAACATACAGACGAATACGGTGACGAATACTGGCTTGCACGCGAGCTGCAGCCCGTCTTGGAATACGCACGATGGGAAAATTTCAGCAATGCAATCGAAAGAGCGCAAAAAGCCTGTTCCAACACTGGATTTGATATTCAGGACCATTTTCGTGAGGTCACGAAAATGGTTCCATTGGGGTCTGGCGCCGAACGAGAAATCGATGACACCATGCTTTCCCGTTATGCGTGCTATCTTATCGTAATGAATGGCGACCCAAGCAAAGAAGTTATTGCAGTTGGGCAAACCTATTTTGCAATTAAGACACGCCAGCAAGAGTTGATCGAAAACTACGATCAGCTATCCGAGGATCAAAAACGTTTGGCAATCCGAAATGAAATGATTGCCCATAACAAGTCCCTCGCAGAAGCCGCTCAAATGGCCGGTGTCGTGGATCCCCGTGACTACGCAATATTTCAAAACAAGGGATACCAAGGCCTCTATGGTGGTCTCGGAGCAAAAGAAATCCATGCTCGGAAGGGTCTGAAAAAAAGCCAAAAGATTTTGGACCATATGGGCAGCACGGAACTGGCCGCCAACCTCTTCCGCGCAACACAGACTGATGAGAAGCTGCGCCGCGAAAATGTGCAGGGGAAACAAGCTGCATATAACACGCACTACGAAGTCGGCAAAAAAGTCCGCCAGACCATCAAAGAACTCGGCGGAACAATGCCTGAAGATTTGCCAACGCCGGAAAAGAGTATCGCGCAAATCGAACGGGAACAGGAAAAACGCAAGCTCCGAGCCAAAGATGATGAATGAGCACTATATCGTATATTAAAGAAAGAATAGACATTCCGACCACAAAATGATAGAATTGTCGTAATCCGCCTGAGGGCGAGAATAACGAGAGGAAGAATGTCTATGAAAAAGTGCAAATTTTGCATGACAGAAATCGACGACAAAGCGAAAGTCTGCCCGCAGTGCGGCAGGAAGCAGCCCAGCAAGGCCAAGAAGATTGTTGGGATTGTCCTGCTTGCCCTGTGCGCGATCATCGTGATTGCCGCGATTGCCGGCGGCAGCGGGGACAAAGACAAACCGGCCAGCGCGGCCGGAACTGTCGAAACACAAGCCCCGGAAATCACTGATCCGGTCGCCAAGCTCAGCTATAACAAACTGGAGACCGCCACCGAACCCACGGAAGGCCGCACGAATTACGGCAGTCAGTGCATCAATGGCGCGATCAAAAATACGTCCGGCAAGCAGCTGTCCTATGTGGGTGTCACCTTCGCGCTGTACGATCAGGACGGCAACCAGATCGGCACTGCTATTGACAATATCAATGACCTGACTGCGGATTCCACGTGGAAATACTCGGCTTTCACGCTTGATACGGAACAGTTTGCTTCGTTTGAGTTGACGAGCATTGACGCCTGGTAATACATAGGCAACATCAATCGCCCTGACGTGAAAACGTCAGGGCGAAGCTAAATAGATTGCGTTCTTTTTTGAGGGGGGCACGCATGCAGACAGAAATCTATAGCGTCATGTACCGCATGGTCCACAAATACGGCTGGAGCTGGAAGCTCGCCTGCGGCGTCCTCAACCGCCGGTTCGGCACGAACTACACCGCTGATGAGCTGAAGGAGCTGTACAGACGGCATTTCCTGACTAAGGGAGAATGAAGTGCCGTAAGTCAAATCTACGCCAAAAATGTAAACATTTTATTCTATCCGCGAATTTTTTTATCATTTCTATTGATATTATTCTCTAAAAGTAATATTATTGCGCTGAGGTACATAGAATGAAAAGAGAAGAAGTGCTATCCTGGCTATGCAGAATACTCGGTGAACTTCTGTATACTCGTGAATTTTATCAAGAGTTGGTCGAGCTGATTGCCGAAACCGGTATTGAAGGAAAGCTTTTTGCTACACTCATCCGGCAGTTAAAAATGCTGTCCATGTTCGGTGCGCAAGCAGTACAGTCTAAAGAGTTTGAATCCATCGGCAACGGCCTGTTCAGTATGCATCTTACAGGCAACGGGTACAACATACGAGTGCTATATTCGTTCCTGCAAAACCAACAGCCGATTCTTTTGCTGGCCTTCTATGAGCGAGGAGGAAAGCAGAAGACCGACTACACCAAGTATATCGAGCCAGCAAAAGCACGCCTCGAAGAAGCCAGAAAGGGAGATAACCATGAAAACGCCTAACACCTACGCACTACTCGATGCGCTTTCAAAATCCATGTCCCCGGCCGCAATCATGCTCGCAGGACTACAGGGAGCAATCGCCGCAGAGATCTGCAAAAAGCGCTTTGATCTCCACATGAACCAAAAAGAATTCGCCGACTATATGGGCGTGTCTCAAAGCACCGTGTCGAAATGGGAGAAGGGCGAGACAAACTTCACGCTCAATACACTTTCCCAAATCGCTGATAAGCTGCAAATCCCAATGCAATGCCCGTTTGTCACTACTGCTCCGCCGCACTATAATCAGGGGCAAATCTTTCGTTTTGACGATTACAGACCGTGCGAATGGCACACTGAATCTTCCGAAGTCGCAGAGTTTAAAACTCTGGATGACGCGGATGAATTGATGCAAATGTAATAATGGAGGTAGCTATGTATCAGTACGCAAACGGCTTTAGCTGTGCTCTCAGCGGAAATGGCAACGAATTTGTGCTTTGCTTCGCACAACAGTGTCCCAGTTTCGACGGCACAGGTAAACTCGACAAAGTCACAAAGGAGCCTGTCGCCACTCTTATTATGAGCGCCGACAAGGCCAAAGAACTTGCACGCGCTATCGAAACGCTTTGCAGCGCCGTCCTGCCAGGTGAAGATGCAATTCCCACGGTACCGGATATCAAATAAGAAATAAGAATTGCCCCGGTGCAGCGCACCGGGGCAATATGCAAACGCGAAAGTTTAGTTCTGTTTCATGAATTTTTCATCCAGAAGGTTCAAGTCCATTTCAAAACAGTTTTCCCGCCCCCGCTTTGTCTGGATCAGCAGCTCTTGATCTCTTACATTATCCAGCAGCTTCCGGAGCGTTCCATAGCTGATTCCACAAACCTCCTGCAATTCAGAAGTGGATATCCCGTCCTCCGAAAACAACGCCGCTTGAATCAGCAAACTGTAAACCAGACGCATTTTTTCGTTTTTGCTCTTCGGCAAAGTATCTACCAGCTTCTCGTACCGATCCCACTGAATTTTCCGTCTCTGCAACCCATCTACAAGTTCCTGCATGGCTTTCAAGAGCATTTCCAACATCATCAACAGGAACGGCGTCAAATCGCCAAGATTGCGCGGATCATTGCAGACCCGAAACGCTTCATAATAGTCTTTGATGTTTTCTTTCACCGTTTCCGAAATGCGATAGGCACTCAGGCTCTCACATTTCTCCGCAATGCAGTAGCTCAGAATAAACCGGCCCAGCCGTCCATTTCCATCATAAAACGGATGGATATATTCAATCATATAATGGAAAATGCAGATCCGAAATAGCCACAGTATGGAATCATCGTGGAGAAACGCAAGCGCCTTTTCCATTGCTTCGATAATCTTTCTCTCCGATGTCAGGCCTGCGTGGATCACTTTCTCTGTTGCGCTGCGAATGGTAGTCTGATCCTTCCGAAAGATTTTCCCATCAGGGGCGTTTTGCGGATCCTCTGCAACAACTTCTTCCAGTACCAGCTCATCATAAATATTCCGGATATCTTCGCATGATGCCAGAGATACTGACTCACTTTTCGTAAGCTTATTATACTTATTGACAAGCCCGATAAACCGATGACGTTTCCCTTTTACAGAGGATTGCTCATCGAGTACTGCAAGTGCCTCACCGATTTCTTTCCGGCTGCTGTGTACACCTTCGATCTTGTTCGTAAGGACAATTTCATCGATCAGGCACTTCTTCCTGTACTGCTGCAGCGCAATCTGTGGCAATCCATTGCTTATCGCAAGAATCTTCTTGTCACAGGACATGATTTCGGTCGCAAGGAGGAACACTTCATTGTTTTCCTCAAAAAATGCCGTTTTTCCCGAAACATCAAAATCTATATGAATAGTAGCTCTTCCGTTCCGCCGGCTGTCATACTCCTGCTGATACAGTTCAGGATCCTTATAATATAATGTCCTTAAAGACTCATATTTCATGCGAATACCTCTTGCTTTTTAAAATCCTCTTATTTTGTCTGGTTTGGTGCATAATATCATTGTTTAATTGCAAAATCAAGCGTTTTTTGTAATTAAATATTTCTGCGCGCTATTATCTTTATAAATGTCCGCATATTTTGTTTTTATACAAAAATGCCCCAGTGCTGCAACACTAGGACAGTAGATTTGTTGTCGATATTCTGGACACGCAAAATAATGCACACCCTTACTTCTATTTTATGACGCTTTTTCTGGATTGTAAATATCTGATTGTACAAATTTCTCACTATGCAAGACCCCAACAGGAGGACGCCCATGGCAAGAAAAAGGACAAAATACACGCTGCGCAAAGACGGACGCATTGTCTTGTCTGACACCATCAATGGCGAGCGAAAGTATTTCTATGGGAAAACTGACAAAGAAGTCGAACAAAAGCGTGATGACTATATCCGTGAGTGCGAAAAGCGCGCAAACGAGGCCGCCGACAAAGGCCGGGCATTTGAGGCCGTCGCCGATGACTGGTGGGAGCAGTGCGAACCGCGCCTGTCTCCAAACACCGTATGCGGTTACAGAACAGCAAAGAATCGCGCTGTGGACGCTTTCGGCGACCAGTATGTCACGGACATCACCGGTCACCAGATTGTCGTCTTCCTGCAGCGCTTCGCCGCGCGTGGCTACTCGCAGAAGGTCATCAACAACACAAAGTCCGTGATGCGGCAGATCCTCAACTACGCCTTCCTTTGCGGCGATATTGATGCAAACCCCTGCATCGGGATTCCGACCCCAAAAGGAAACCCGCGCGTACCCAGAAAGCCGACGCCGCCGGACGACCTGCAGAAAATCGAAGAATCCAAGACAGAGAGCCTGTTCGCACGAATGTCGTATTTCATGGCGTACACGGGCGCACGTCGCGGAGAAGCCGCTGCGCTGAAGCAAAAAGATATTGACCTCACTACACGGACTGCGTGCGTCGCGCGTGCCGTTGCATATTCCGACACGCGAAAGCCGGTTCTCAAATCCCCTAAGACCGAAGCCGGCGTGCGCTACCTTGACCTGCCGGATAACGTCATCGAGATCCTGCCGCACTATGACGACCCTGAGACATTCATCTTCTTCCCGGACGGCTTGCCGACAAAGACGGAGCTGGAATCCGGCCTGAAAAAATACCAGCAGAGCCATGACATCCACTCGACTGCGCATCAACTCCGGCACGCATATGCCTCCATGCTGCACAGCGCGAATATCGATGTCAAGGATGCACAATACCTGCTCGGGCACTCTACCATCGCAATGACGCAGGATATCTACACCGACCTTGAGGACAAGCGTAAACAGCAGGTACACAACAAGGTCAACCGGTACGTAAAACGCAGCAGAAAGTTGTCAAAAGTGTTGTCAGAAAGTGATAAGCACTGA